ATTATCGGCGCACCGGCCAAAGAATTGTCAGACGAACAGATCGCAGCAAACGCCGCGAGCTTGACCGAAGACGAGATCGCGATTTGTCGACAGTTCGGCCACTCGGAAGAAGTTGCTTTGGCGGCTAAGAAACTAACCGCCCAAGTTTAATAGGGCTTTAATTTAAATTTTTGGAGTATTACAAATGATAATTACCCCCGCAACACTTAGAGCCTTAATGACTAGCGTTACAGCTTCTTATCAAGGTGGTTTAGGTATGGCAGAGCCTACCCATACGCAAATCGCGACGACTATTACTTCGTCGTCTAAATCGAATACTTACGGCTGGCTAGGTCAGTTCCCAGCGTTCCGCGAATGGGTCGGCCCGCGTACTGTTAAAGATATGGAGGCGCACGTTTACGCCATTACTAACAAGCATTACGAATCGACTATCGGTATTAATCGCGATGATATGGAAGACGATAACTTGGGCATATATGCGCCAATGTTCGCCGAAATGGGTCGCGCTACTGCTAGTTTTCCGGACGAGTTGGTTTATAAAGTATTGGCGGACGGTTTTGCGACCGCTTGTTATGACGGCCAATTTTTCTTCGATACCGATCACCCCGTCAACGCCGACCACGACGGCCAAGGCGACGACGCTAGCGTTTCGAACACGATCGCCGGAGCGGAATCGCCTTGGTTCTTAATGGATACGTCGCGCCCAATTAAGCCGATTATTCACCAAGTACGCAAAGCGCCACAAATTACCGCAATGACTAAAGCAGACGACGAAAAAGTTTTCGACGCTAACGAGTACCGTTACGGCGTCGATCTTCGTTGTAATGTTGGTTACGGTTTTTGGCAAATGGCTATCGGTTCTAAATCGTTGCTTGACGACGCTAACTTAACGACCGCTTACGAAATGATGCGCGGCTTTAAAGCCGACGGCGGCAAAGCTCTTGGCATGAAGCCGAAAACTCTAGTCGTTGGTACTGGCAACGAGACCAAAGCTTGGGACTTGATCGACAAAGCATTGGTAGCCGGTGGCGATTCTAACCGTTGGTATAAAAAGCTAAATGTCGTCGTTTCGGACGAACTAGCTTAGTAAAAAACCCCCACTTAGCCCCCCGTAAAAAAGGGGGCTTTTTTTAACAACATTTTGCAGGCGCAAACCATGAAAGTAATATCGAAGAAAGGAAGTTATAGACGCTCCGGAATGGCCTTTGGCTTAGAACCGGTAATAATTGCGGACGGCGTTCTAACAGCCGACCAACTAGCGGCGATTAAATTCGACGTTAATTTAGTAACGGAAGGCGAAGCGGAACCGCTAACCTCCGACGAAGACGCGCCTAAAGCACCGCCTAAAGCAGCGCCTAAAGCAGCGCCTAAAGCAGCGCCTAAAGCAGCGCCTAAAGCAGCGCCTAAAGCAGCGCCTAAAGCAGCGCCTAAAAAGAAAGCGGTTTAATTTATGGCATACGCTACCGAAGAGGATATCGTCAACCGTTACGGCTCCGAGATTCTTACAATCTTGGCAGACTTCGACGACGATTCCGAAGTCGATAGCGATAAAGTCGAACTAGCCTTGACCGACGCTTCGAGCGCGGTCGACGGCTACTTGGGGGGGCGCTACCAAACCCCATTAGAAGACACGACCCCGATATTAACTAAAATTACGGTCGATATAGCGGTCTATAATTTAGGCGTCTCCGGCATTGGCGGGAGCGAACAACGAAAAGAGCATTACGATAACGCGCTCGCTTATTTAAAAGATATTTCGAGAGGACATATCGGTTTAGGCATTGCCCAAGAGGACGCGCAACCGGCCGGCGGCGAAGCTGAATTTTACTCGGAAGACCGATTATTTTCTCGCGACAATCTTAGCGGGTTTTAACTATGGTCGCCCCGATCTCGATAGCGGTCGACGGCGAGGACGAGCTTTTAAGAGCCCTAACTCGCGCACTAGAGCGAACCGACAAGCCTCGCGACTTAATGGCTACCCTCGCGGACGTTACCGAAGCGCAAACCCGAGAAAGATTCGAAACCGAAAAGAGCGACCCGATAACCGGCGAGTCTTGGGCGCCTTGGTCGGATAAGTACGGGGCTAGATCGTCAGATAAAAACCCCAATCATAAACTGCTAGACGACGAGGGACATTTACTCAGCTCCTTAAATAGCTTTTACGGAATTAGCGGCGATAACGTCGAGATCGGGGTAATTTCAGAATATGCCGCGACCCACCAATTCGGCGACGATAAGCGAGGCATTCCCCAGCGTCGATTCGTTGGTTTATCGCCAGAGAACGACCAAGACATTACCGAAATTTTAAACGATTGGGCTAGAGACGTTTTCTTATGATAATTCGAGACCTTAGACAAAAAATCGTCGATACGATAACCGATCAATTCGGGCTCAAGACAGTAAAAACCCACTCGGGTAAATTTACGCCCGATTCGCTTAAAAAAATATTCGCAGGAAAGACCCCGACGGTTTTAATCGCCGCGCTTAAAGTTGGAAGCATTAAGCGGATAGAAACCGACCAAGTCGAGGCGACAATTAATTTCGCGGCTTACATTATCACGACCGACAGAGCGGCAATAAAAAAAGACGAGTCCGCTTTAAATATCGTCGAGGCTTTCTTGTCGATTTTGCCGAATAACCGTTGGGGTCTAGTTGGTAAAGATATCGGCGAGCCCAAATCTATAAACTCGGACAATCTTTACTCTAACGATACAGACGCGAAAGGCGTCGCTATTTGGACGATCTCTTGGCAACAAACGGCGAGGCTTGGCGTTAACCTATTCGATACCGAAACGCCGTTCTCGGAGCTATTCGGAGCGTTCGACGAGGACGATTACGGAGTCGCCGACAATTATACTTTATTAGCAACCGCCGAGCCCGAATAGTGGAGATTATACAAAACCTAATACTCCGGTTAACAGAACTCGAACGCAAATTCGAGAACGTCGTTATAACCGGTCAAATAATAGAGATCGACCCCGTTAATCCCTATCTCGTAAGGATTGGCTCGGGCGATTTCGAAAGCGGCTTCCGGCCTTGGGTAACTAATGCCGCCGGAACCGTTAAAGAACTCCGCTTGGCGTCGCTCGGGGAGAAAGTCGCCTTAATATCCCCGAGCGGCCAACCGGAGACCGGCTTTGTAGTTCCCGCCGGTTTTTGTGATGCTTTCCCCCCGTCCGCGACTAACCCGAATGAATATAAAATCGTCGTTATTGGCGACGGTGCAAAAGTTCACCTTTCGAGCGCGGATACCTTGGCGCTAGAGTGTACGAACGCGCTAACCATAACGGCCGGCTCGTTAAGCATTACCGCGCCGACAGCAATAGCGGGCGAGGTTACTCAGACGGGCGGCGATATGACTAGCGACGGGATTTCGGTACAAAATCATAAGCATAGAGAACAAGGCGACGGCCAGCTAGTCGGGGCTCCTGAATAATGCGCGGAATGAATAGAAACACCGGTCGCGAGCTTTCGGGAATTGAACACCTAAAGCAATCAATCGCCGTTATTTTAACGACGCCGATCGGGACAAGAGTACAGCGCCGCGAATTTGGTTCGAGAATTTATCAATATATCGACCGAAGCTTAAACGACGAAACACTAAGCGAAATCTATATGGCGGCAAGCGAGGCGCTCGATATATGGGAGCCGCGCTTTACCGTTCAAAGCATTAAAGCGACGTATATCGGCAAAGGTACGGCGACCATTTTAATTAAGGGCGTTTACTTGATAACCGGCGAAGAAATTATCTTGGAAAATATAGTCTTATGAGTAGTTATAGCGCGATTGATTTATCCAAATTATCCCCTCCCGATTTCGTCGAGACGCTTAATTTCGAAGTAATTTTGGCCGAGTTAATAGCGGATTTAAAGCTAAGAGATTCGGCTTACTTTGATTTACTGGAATCAGACCCCGCTTATATATTTTTAGAGGTCTCAGCGCAGCGCGAGATTTTTCTACGTCAAAGGCTAAACGATCGGGCTCGGGCGTTATTATTATCTAGCGCAAATAATGCCGACCTTGACCAATTAGGCGCCTTTCCTTATGGCGTCGAGCGATTACTAATTACACCGGCCGACCTCGCAGCAGTTCCACCCGTTGCGGCGGTTTATGAATCTAACGACGATTACCGTCGTAGAATTCAATTAGCGCCGGAAGCTTTCACGACCGCAGGCTCGGAAGGGGCTTATAAGTTCCACGCGCTAACAGCAGACGCGGACATTAAAGACGCCTCGGTCGTGAGACCTACCGCCGGAACGGTGCTAGTAACCGTCTTGGAGTTTGCCGGCGACGGCGTACCGGCGGACGAGACTATCGACGCGGTCGAATTGATATTAAACGGCGAGGAAGTAACCCCGCTAACCGATACCGTAATCGTTCAAAAAGCGACGGTAATTAATTACTCGATCGACGCGGCGCTAACCTATCAGGAAGGAGCCGACCAAGCACAAATATTGGCTAATTCAGTCGCTAGCGTCGAAACGTATAAAGAAGCCCGCCGAAATCTTGGTCTCGGCGTTAGTTTGTCCGGCTTGTATGCCGCTTTGCACGTTACCGGCGTCGAGAATGTCGTTATAACGAGCCCAGCGTCGGCGGTTGCTTGCGACTCTAACGAGACGGCTTTTTGTACGTCGGTCGCGGTTGTCTAATGGATAGCTTATTGCCGCCAAGCGCAAGCGCCCAAGAGATCGCCCTCGAAGCCACCGTCGCGGCTCGGTTCGATTATTTGATGTCGTTAGACGTTGGCGACGTTAAGCGTCCCGACAAGGCTCCGGCGGCCTTTCTGCCTTGGCTTGCTTGGGAATATAGCTCGGACGAATGGGACTCGCGTTGGTCAGACGAGGCGAAAAGAAATTCGTTAAAAGATTCGATAATGGTGCACCAACGTAAGGGGACGCCTTGGGCGATTCGTCGCGTATTGGCTAGCGCCGGTTACGGGAATATAACCATAACCTCGGGCGTCGGACATTGGGCGGGCTACTCAATAGATTTAGAGCGTCCGGTTACTTCCGAGCAAGCGACCCAAATTCGGGCGATCTTAGAAAAGACCGCGCCGAAGCGTTGCGAACTGATCGGCTTAACTTACAGCGAAGCGGCGTTCCTTCACGACGCGGAAATTAATCACGACGGTTTATATAATCACGGGGCAGGCTAAAAAATGGCTAACGTACCAGAAGCAAGTAATTTCGACGAGGGCGTTTATCAGATAGAGGAAAACGACCCCGTATTGGGCGGCGCTGCCGGCTTTAACAATAGGGCGGCCATTAATTTAGCAAACCGTACTCGATGGCTAAAAGAAAACGCCTCGATAAAAGGGGCTAATGATAGTTTCGAAGCCGGCGTCTCTATGGTCTTTTTTAATACGGCGGCGCCGATCGGTTGGACTAAAAGCACCACGCACAGCAATAGGGCTCTAAGGATTGTTAGCGGCAACAGCGGCGGTTCTATCGGCGGCGAGGTAGATTTTACCAGTTGTTTTAGTATTAAATCGGTCGAGGGCTCGATATCAAACACGACGGCGGGCGGCTCAGTAGCGAACACGACGGCGGGCGGCTCGGTAGGGAATACGACGGCGGGCGGCTCGGTAGGCTCCAAAACGGCGGGCGGCTCGGTATCGGTAGCTAATAGGACTCTATCTTCTACGCAAACACCCTCACACCGACACTACGTTAAACCCAAAGTCGGCGGCGCGGAAGACGGGAACGGCTACCCGACAGGCTGGAATGATACTTTTGGCGGAACTATAAACAAATACACCGATTACGAGGGCGGTAGCTCGGCGCATAATCACTCGGCCACTTTTTCGGGCTCGGCGCATAATCACACGTTTACCGGCTCGGCGCATAATCACACCTTTAGCGGAACGGCTCACGGTCACACGTTCACCGGCGCGGCTCACGGCCATACGTTTACAGGGTCGGACATTAATTTAGCCGTTAAATATGTCGACGGTATTATTTGCGTAAGGGACGCCGCGTAAATGAGTAAATCTAAGCTCCCATTTTGCCCGCTAATTAAAAAAGCCTGTATAGGCGCGGAATGTATGTTCGCGGTAACGCTTAGAGGGCAAGACCCCCAAAGCGGGCAAGAAGTAGACGAGGAAGGTTGCGCCGTTGCTTACCTTCCAAAGTTATTAATCGCGGGTTCGAAAGCGGGCGTCGAAACGGGCGCGGCGGTCGAGTCGTTGCGTAACGTAATCGTCTCTAATCATAGCCAGTTAATCGGCGGTCTTATGGCGGCGGGCGATAAACAAAGAATAGGAAAAGACAATGGATAAAATAACCATTATTAACGGAAACGAAACCGACGATACGGTCGTCCGACAAGGGCGCCCGATTCAATTCGATTTGACCGAACTTATAGACGACAATATTTGGGCGGTTCAATGGGACGGCTCGGTCGGCATTGTCGAAATGAAAGACGGTAACGATTACACCGTCGAGAATTTAAACGACTTTTCGGGAGTATTGGCCGAATACAATCGCCTAGCCCATATCGAAGACAACCCCACCGACTATATGGAAGTCGACGAATTAAAAGCGATCGCGGTCGCTACAGTTAACGAAAAGGCGGGCGGCTATATCGTCTCGGGCTTCGAGAGCTTGGCGCTTGGCTTGCCGCATAAGTACCGAAGCGGAAAGACCGACCAAACAAATCTATTAGGCGCCGCTATGCTCGGCGGCGTTAATCTATATAAATGCGAAACCCCCGAAGGCGTTGTCGCTTTAATATCCCATTCGGAAGCGCAATTGGCCGAGGTTCTATCCGATTTTACCGATCACAAAAACGGCTATTTAATCAGAGCGCAAGAATTAAAAACCATGATCGCCGCGGCGACTACAGTTAACGAATTAAACCTAATAGTAATTAGCTTAAACTAAGGTTCGGAAATGGCTAAAAAAATACAACATAAGCGCGGCGATTTGTTTTCGTATTATGGCGAGCTTGATATCGACGGGGATAAAGATTTCACCGGTTGGAGTATTGCGGCCAAAATTCGAGAAAGTAAAGGAACTTTAATCGCTAATTTGTCGCCTTTTTGGGTCGACGCCGTAAACGGTATTTTTGGAATAACTCAGGCGACGACCGAATGGCCTCTCGCTCCAAAGCATGATCGCGCCCTAATGGATATCGAGCTTACTAGCCCGAGCGGGGCGCCTATAAGCTCGCCGACGGTGTTAGTCGAAATTGTAGGCGATCAAACCTATGGATAAAAAGATCACGCTAAAACTAACGCCGACGATTAGTTTCGAAAGCATAATCGAAAACCCCGAGCGACAAATTAGCCTTGTTTTTGAGCCGATAATCTTAATAGCTAACGAAAGTTTTAATTTTGCAGGTTACGACCAAGACTATCAGGCGGCGTCAATTCCCGACACGCTAGAGACTCTAATCGAGAGAAAGTCCGAGCGTGTCGAAATTGGAAACCCAGAGACCGATTACGTTTTATTTTTTGAAAATGCTTTATCAGGAGGCCAAACGCCATGAGCTTAGAAACTGGAATTAAAGCCGCACTTTTGCGGGTATCTACCGAAGTAAACGCGATAAGAACCGAGCGGGGAAGCCTTGCCGCTTTACCGACCACCAATAAAGAGAGCATTGTCGCGGCTTTGATCGAGCTTAATAGCGCCCTCGGAAGCTTAATAGCCGACAGCTCAACAACGGGCGCGGAAAATACTTGGTCTATCAATCAAATTAAGGCCAACACAGCGGCTCAAATAGACGCGCTAGTTAACGGCGCGGGCTCGGCTTACGATACGCTAATCGAACTCGCTAACGAGATACAGGCGAACGACGGAAGCATTAACGCCATACTATCGGCGCAAGCCAAGCGCGTTCGAGTTGACGCGGCGCAAGCTTTTAGCGGTATCGAAAAGCAGCAAGCCCGAGATAATATCGACGTATTTAGTAAAGCCGAGATCGGGGACATTAACGCCGATTTTACCGCCGAGTTTGTTAACGGATTGAGCTAAAAAATTATGTCGTTAAAAGATAATTTATTTGCAATGGCCGCTCGGATTTCGGCCGAAATTAATTTGGTAAGAAGCGAGATTGCAGCCGGCGCGAATGATTACGTCTTGCCGTTCGCCGATAATAGCGAGGATTGGAACGCGGCTTTTGCTTGGGGAGAACATTCGCTCGCCGGCTATTCTTTAAACGACACGACTTACACTATTGGCGACGGCGGACTTACCGAAAAGAATTTTACTTTAACGCTTAAAAATAAGCTCGACGGTATAGCGGCAAACGCTAACAGATACACGCACCCCGCGACGCATTCGATCGCCGAGGTTAGCGGCTTACAAACACGGCTAGACAATATCGCGGCAATCCTATCGAGCGATAATTCGACCCTTGACGAAATGCAAGAAGTCGTTAATTTTATCGTCGCTAATAAAGCAACGCTCGACGCGCTTGGCATTTCAAATATAGCCGGCCTAGTTTCGGCGCTAGCAGGTAAAGCGAATAGCTCGCAAGTTTTGACCAATGTTCCCGCCGGTGCAAAGTTTACCGACACTAATACGACTTATGGCGTCGGAGACGGCGGGCTAACGACTAAGAATTTTACCCAAGCCCTATTTGACAAATTAAACGGTCTCCTTGCATCAGCCGGTTATATGAAGACCTCAACCACAGCCGCAGACAATCTACATATTAGAAATGGCGCGCCTACTGTTTACTTGCGGGATACAAACAACGCGGGCGCAGCCATACACGTAAACGGTAATCTTTTCTACGTGCTTAATATGGGGGTCGACCAAGCCAGTTGGGGGGGCGCATTAAGTGGCGGTTGGCCTATGACGCTTAATCTAGTCAATGGCAATATGAATATAGCGGGGACTTTTCTTTCGGCCGGAAACTCGGGCGCTTATTCCGACGTTAGGCTAAAAAGCGAGATCGAAAAAATCGAGAGCGGCTTGTTTAAAGTTAACCAAATGCGCGGCGTTCACTATATTAAAGACGGAAAATTCGACACCGGCGTTATAGCTCAAGAAATGGGATTGGTAGCTCCGGAAATCGTTTGGCGTAACGAGCTAGAAGAAGAAGACGAGTTATTCGAGGAAATGGACGGGTATATTATGGCGGTCGATTACGGTCGTATAACGGCTTATTTAATCGAAGGGGTTAACGAGTTGTCCGCAATAAAAGACGGCCAAGCCGAAACGATAGCCGATCTATTAGTCAGAGTTTCGGCGCTAGAGAATGCTAGCTAATGTATTGCGATAATATATTCGAGCCTTTAACGCCGTATCGCTTCGAAAAGGATAGAGACGAAATTTTGGCTATTCTTGCCGACGGTTGTAAATACACTAACGACGAATTTAACGAGCAAGACGTCGCCGATTGGTTCGATAGTGGAGTCGTTAAAATTTGGCTAGGTTATATCGAAAAAGGTTCCTCGAAAATTATAAATATTACCGTTACTAATGTTATTCAGAAAAAGCAAAAAGAGCTTAATGTTTTATTATGGTGCGGTACGGCTTGGGATTGGGAATTGGTTTGGCGTTGCATTAACGAGGTAGCCAAAATCGAACAATGCCAAAATATAACAATGCGCGGGCGACGCGGCTTTTTAAGACGCTTTGCAAAATTCGGCGCTAAAGAAAAATATTCCATAATTAAAATGGGGGTCGTTTAAATGGCTATACATGGTAGCGGTTCGGCTATCTATATTAGCCATATAAAATCCGAGCATGGCGAGACCTCGGGCGCGGATTATTTGGGCGAATACTTTAGAAAGGGGCGCAATAGTAAACCGGTTCCCGATAACGATAAAAACGACGCCATACCGAAGTCGGGAATTATTTGGTACGAAGATTTTTATGGAAGCATAGGGACTTATTCTAGCTACCAGAGCGGGAACCTTGTTTTTACTACCGGAAAAATAGCCAGCGGAACTTCGCAGAATTGGAGCCCTTCGACTATGTGGAAGGGGACTCAATCGTCGATAGCAATAGGAGGTGCAAGTGGGGCTCAGAATCAGTCTATAACGCTAAGTATCGTCGGACGCCGACCAAAAAATTACTTTGGGCGGTTTTTTTTTAATGGCAACATTTATAATGCGGCCTCCGCTAACCACATGGCCGACCCGACGACAAGATGGACATGGGCGAACGCCGGAAGTCCGGTAAGCGCAGGCGCGAATGGTTTTTGGCTTTATGAATAGGGATTTATAAAATGAAATACAGCTATAAAATAACTTTAGAATTACCGGTAAAACAGTCGATAGTGGTTAAATATTCCCCCGATTGCGAGACCTGTACCCCCGACGAGGTTTTGGTTAG